CATGCTGACGGTGCAACGGTTGAATTGTTTATGATTCACAAAGTTCCCTTGTATGAGATTAATAAGACTTTTACAGTAATTGCAAATATTGGAATTGATAGTTACACAGTTTTATTATCAACTTCAGCTGTTACGGATGGCTCTACTGGTGTGGCAGAAGTTGGTGGTAGTTCTGTTACGGCTACTGAAAATGCTATTACAGATTATTTTAAAACTATAATTGGAGCTATGGAATTACCTAATACAAGTATTGTTTCTAGTATTAGAACAACTACTGCAACAAGTCCAAGTGGTGCACAAACTTCATTTAATACAATAACTTCTGGAGACGCAAAGTCGTTCCCATTAAATGAAAACTATAAGTTTTCTGCACCGTATATGGTTTGCTCTGGTATTAATGAAACAAATGAATTAAGTGGTTTAAAATCTTGCTTTATAAATTTAACATTGAATACTACATCTGAATCTGTATCTCCAGTTATAGATTTACAGAGAACAACATTATTATCGATAGCAAATAGAATAGACAATATTGATAGTTCTTCTGATGTTTTTCCAACTAGTGAATTTTTTGCATCAACTGAACCAAATGGTGATAATAATTCTGCAATTTATTTAACAAAACAGATCGCATTAGAAAATCCTGCAACAGCATTAAAAGTCTTGTTTGCTGGTCATAGGCCGTCAACTTCTGAGATCAAAGTTTTGTTTAAGGTTTTAAGAACAGATGATGCTTCTGAATTTGATGATTTGGGTTATAACTATTTTAATACAACGGGTGTTGATGATGCCGGTGTTCCAGCCTCAGCAGATGAAGAGGATTTCAAACAATACGTTTATACTGCTGGTGTTACAGATGATGGTATTGGTGATCCTTTGGAGGAATTTGTAGCCTTTCAAATTAAGATTATTATGCAAGGAACAAACTGTGCAGAACCGCCACGAATTAAAGACCTTAGAGCGATTGCACTGGTGACATAAAATGGGTGGAGATAATTTTATGCAAGTGGAGGGACATCCAGATTTATCAAGGGATACTAATAGTGGTGCTATAATAAATCGTAATCGTAGTGCATATGATCGAGCTAAAAAACGAGCAAAAGAGGCACAAGAATCAAGAGATGAAATAAGGACTGCAACAAGAGAGATAAATAATATCAAATCTGAGATGCATGAGATTAAGTCTCTATTAGAAAAGTTAGTGAGTAAAGAATAATGGCTATTATAGCAAGTTCAATCTTACCATCCAATTCTTTAGAAGAATTCAGAATAGAATTTAATAATCTCGTAACTGATGTTGATGGTATTAGTGGAGGTAAGGAAACAATATGGGTTCCTGCCACTGACATGTATCCTACAACCACTAATGGTTGCGCCGCACTTACACAGGTAGAAGGTACAGCCAATCGTCCTGAATTAAAATGTTTGGATTTTGATCCTAGCTCTGATGAATATGCTCAATTCAGTATAGCGTTTCCTAAATCTTGGGATGAAAGTACTATTACCTTTAAAGTATTCTTTACTGTTTCTGGTACAAATGGAGGTACAGTTTCTTGGGCCTTATCGGGAGTAGCCTTTGCTGATAATGACGCTATTGATACTGTTTTTGGAACTGCAGTTGCTCCTACCGCCAAAGCACATAGTGGTACTGCTACAGATTTAGATATTACTGCTGAAAGTGGTAATGTTACTATAGCAGGATCTCCCAGTACTGGTGAGGTAGTATTTTTTACTATAATGAGAGATGTGTCTGCAGACAGCCAAACAGGTGATGCTAGACTTTTGGGTATTCAAATTTTCTTTACAACTGATGCTGTTAACGATAGTTAATATATTTTATGGGAGAATTATGATATGAGTTTTGGTTATCAGGTAATGCAAACCACTTCACGGACAGTAACCCATCTAGCACGATGATTGGTATGGTATTTGGCACACCAACAGTCAGCAAATCAGGAACTCCAAGTAAATCGAGGTAATGTTTATTATAAATATGTAGAAAGGATTGTAACATGGCTGTACCTTCTACGAAATCTACTTTAAAATCATATTGTTTACGTGCTCTAGGTGATGGAGTTGTTGATATTAATGTATCTGATGACCAAACAGATGACCGTTTAGATGAAGCACTACAATATTTTGCTCAATATCACTATGATGGTGTTGAGAAAATGTATCTTAAACACCAAATAACTTCTGCTGAAATAACCAGGGCCCGGGCTAATACATCGGCTACTGCTACAGATACTGCAGATAATTCAATTACTGCTAGTTGGGCAGAAGGAAAAAACTTTATACCAGTACCTAGTTCTGTTTTATCAATAGTAAAAGTTTTTCCTTTATCTGATACTGGTGGTGGGGGTAATTTCTTTGATGTTCGTTACCAATTAAGGTTAAATGAACTTTATGATTTTTCTTCAACATCAGTTATGCATTACCAACAAACAATGCAACATCTAGACTTTTTAGAACATATACTCGTAGGTGAAGTTCCTATACGTTTTTCACAACATCAAAATCGTTTATATTTAGATATGGATTGGGCTAGTGATATTAATGCAGACGAATATATTCTCATTGAATGTTGGAGAAAATTAGACCCAACCACATACACAGATATATATGATGATATTTATTTAAAAAGATATGCCACTGCATTGATTAAAAAACAATGGGGAGCAAACCTTTCTAAGTTCAGTGGTGTGGCTATGCTTGGTGGTGTTACGATGAATGGAGAAAACATCTATACACAAGCAATCGAAGAACAAACAAAATTAGAAGAAGAGATTCAGTCGGCTTTTGAATTGCCAGTGAACTATATGGTCGGATAGTATCATGGCTGTTAATACACATTTTCATACCAGCAATGTAGGAGCCGTAACTACAGAACAAAATTTATATAGAGATTTGGTTACAGAGGCTATCCAAATCTACGGTCATGATGTATATTATTTAGATAAAACCTTGATAGCTGAAGATACTGTTCTTGGTGAAGATTCTTTACTTAAATATAATACACAAGCAAAAATAGAAATGTATATGGAAGATTCTGGTGGTGGATTTGCTGGTGAACAGGAATTAATGAATCAATTTGGACTACAAAATTTAAGTGAAGCAACCTTTGTTGTTAGTAAAACTCGTTTTCAAGAGAAAACAAAACAAATTCAGATTGAGACAGGAACAGATTCAACATCTTCTGGTTCTATATTATTAGAGGCGGGTACACTTGATAGTTCTTCTAAATTAGAAGGAGAGGAGTTTTATATCACTAATGAAACAGATGCAACTGATTCTGATAGGCCTTATGAGGGAGATGCAATATATCATCCCATAATTAAGAAAATGTTTCAGATTAATTTTGTAGATCATGATGACCCATTTTGGCAATTGGATAATAATCCAGTTTACAAACTAAGATGTCGTTTATATGATTATAGTTCAGAAATAATTGATACTGGTATAACAGCTATTGATGCAATAGAAACTGCTCAGAGCTCTGATTATCAATTTACTTTGGAACAAGATACTGCAACCATTGACGCAATGATGTTAGAAGACGAAGAAGGTAGAGTTATACATCAAACAGAAAGTGATGAATTAATGGCACTTGAAAGTAGTACAATGACAACATCTGCTGGTTCACTTGTCTCTGAGTCGGGTGATTATCTTATACAAGAATCCTATATAATAGGAGATATGAGTACAGATAAGACATCTCAAAACGAATTATTTGACAGTTTGGACGATACAGTACTTGACTTTAGTGAATTAAATCCGTTTGGTGATGTAGGGAGAACATAATGCTAGGAACACAGTTCTATCACGAAAGTATAAGAAAGGTTATTATTGCCTTTGGAACGATGTTTAATAATGTCCAACTTGTTCGTAAGGATAATGATGGTAATATAACACAAACGATGAAGGTTCCTCTTGCTTATGGTCCTAGACAAAAATGGTTGGTTCGTTTAAATGAAGATGCGGATTTATCAAAAACAACGGCTATAACTTTACCTCGTATTGGTTTTGAAATACAAAATTTATCATATGATCCAACCAGAAAATTAAATAGAGTACAAAAGTATAAAAAAGTAAAAACTTCTTCAAAAACAGAAAAACTTGATACTCAATATATGCCCGTACCCTATAATTTATCGGTTCAATTGTATATAATGGCTAAACAATCAGATGATGCTCTACAAATTGTAGAACAAATTCTTCCATACTTTCAACCAGATTATACATTAACAATTAATGATATGGCCGATATGGGAATTAAACGAGATGTTCCTATTATATTAAATGATATAAGTTATGAAGATAATTATCAGGGAGATTTTGAAAGTAGACGAGCACTTATCTATACATTAGATTTTACTGCAAAATTTTATTTATACGGGCCGGTTACTTCTACTAGTGTTATTAAAACAGTTCAAGTTGATCAATATACTGATATGCAAGATCAATCTCCAAAAAGAGAACAACGGTATACTGTTACACCTAAACCTATGAGTGCTGATGCAAATGATGATTTTGGATTTAATGAAACAATATCTTTCTTTGAAGATGCAAAAACTTATGATTCAGCAACAGGTGAGGATAAAGAATAAACATAATGGTAAATGCTATTAAAGAATTAGATAAAGCACTTGGTATATGGGAGGGTGTGGATAAAACTTTAGAAGAACTACCACCTATGTCACAAGAAGCGGCTAATTCTTCACCTATGTATTCAGCAGATGAATTGATAAAGGATATAGATAATGATTACGAATTCCAAAGACAAAATTTTTATAACTTGGTTGAAAGAGGAACCGATGCTATCGAAGGAATCTTGGAGTTGGCTAAAGAGTCTGAACACCCAAGAACTTATGAAGTTGCGGGGAACCTCATCAAACAAGTGGCTGAAGTCACAGAAAAACTTGGAGACTTACAGGGAAAAATGAGGAAACTTAAAGAAGTTCCAGATAATGCTCCTAAGAATGTTACTAATGCTCTCTTCGTTGGTTCAACGGCGGAGCTCCAAAAAATGATAAAGGGTAATTAATGTCTGATGACACATATTTACGAAACCCGAATCTGAAGAGAGCAAATGTCGCTCAAGAGTGGACAAAGGAAGAGGTTGAGGAATATGCCAAATGTATGAAAGACCCCATTTATTTTATACAAGAATATATTAAGATTGTTTCTTTGGATGAGGGCCTTATACCTTTTAAGTTATATGATTTTCAGAAGGAGATGGTAGGAACATTTCACAACAATCGTTTTACTATATGTAAACTCCCCAGACAGTCTGGAAAATCGACTACTATCATTGCATATCTGCTTCACTATGTTTTATTTAACCCGACAGTGAATGTGGCAATCCTTGCTAACAAAGCTGCAACTGCAAGGGATTTGTTGGGACGGTTACAATTAGCATATGAACATTTACCCAAATGGTTACAACAAGGAGTTATGACATGGAACAAAGGAAGTCTAGAACTTGAAAATGGGTCTAAAATTTTGGCATCTTCTACCAGTGCTAGTGCCGTTCGTGGTGGTTCTTATAATATTATTTTCTTAGATGAGTTCGCTTATGTCCCAGCTAATGTAGCAGAACAGTTCTTTAGTTCGGTTTATCCCACAATCTCTTCTGGTAAGACAACTAAAGTGATGATTGTATCGACTCCTCATGGTATGAATATGTTCTATAAAATGTGGGTAGATGCAGAAGAACAAAGAAATAGTTATATACCTATTGAGGTACATTGGTCTGAGGTTCCTGGCCGAGATGAGGTTTGGAAAAAAGAGACTATCCAAAATACTTCTGAATCACAGTTCAACACAGAATTTGAGTGCGTCTTCTTGGGTTCTATTGATACACTTATAGCACCAACTACACTTAGAACACTTGCTTATCGTGACCCTATACAAACAAATGCTGGATTGGATGTTCATGAAAATCCAAAAGAAGGAAATACCTATCTCTTAACTGCTGATGTTTCTAGGGGAACTTCTAACGATTATTCTGCCTTTGTTGTCTTTGATGTAACGGAGATGCCATATAGGATTGTTGCTAAGTTTAGAGATAACGAATTAAAACCTCTCATATTCCCTTCAAAAATATATGATGTAGCCAGAGCATACAATCAAGCATTTGTGTTGATTGAAGTTAATGATATTGGTGAACAAGTTGCTAACGCAATGCAGTTTGATTTAGAATATGATAATCTGGTTATGGCTTCAATGCGAGGTAGAGCAGGACAGATTTTGGGTGGTGGATTTAGTGGTGGAAG